AGACTGGCGTCTCAAGATAGAGGACTAAATGATGGTATCTAGTCTTCGTTTGCTAACTTAGCAAAGTATGACATTGTATCATCATCTTCACTGGTGTCAGCAACCTGTTCCTTAGTGATAGGTGGGACAACCTCATATGTTGCAGGTTCGTTCATCTGAACTTCCTCTTTCATAGTAGGTGCACCTACAGATGCTTCCTCACCAAGAACACGCATCAACTTTGATTTGAGTTCATCGTATGACTTGTAGTTCTTTGGATCGGTAAACTCACCGAGGTTATGTAGTTGTGTATAGACTCCTTCCAATTTGGAGTCATCTCCATCATGTAGTGCAGATGCTGTAGTAAATTCTGACTTATCATAATTACGATATCCTTCTACGTTTCGGATTTTCAATTTGAAGTCTGCGCCTTCCCACATATCAAATGGGTTTACAGGTTTCTCATCTGCGAAAGCTGGTTGCATTGCATCCATGATTTTCTCAAAGATCTTTTTACCAAACTTGTATAACATTATTTTACCTTCGTTAGAAGGGTTGCCTGGATCTGAAACAATCAGAACGTTTGCAACATAATGCAATCTACGTTTCTGTCTACGTGCAGTTTCTTTGTCTGCCTCGATACCAGAATTCCATAGACGTGAGTTCAACTCACCGACTGGATCTGCTTGACCAATTGATGTTAGTGAGTTTTCGATATACCACTGACCAGTTGGGCCTTTGAACCCATGATCCCAATAACGAACCCAAGGTAGTTCAACACCTTCGGTTGCAGGAAGAAAACGTAGTACTGCATAACCATTACCTGCCTTATCGACAGTTGGTTTCCAGATACGATCATCACCGTAGTTTTTCTTTTCTGCAGGAGCACTCCCACCTGCAGCTTCTGCTGCTTGTACGAGTTTTGAGATTTGGTCGCGGTTGCGTTTTAGATTTTCGAATGACATTATATTGTCCTTATGTTTGCTGAAGTATTAACTGAAATATTATAACACATTTATATTGTATTGTAAAGTGTATTTATACAAAAAGCGAAGAGTCGATTGTATTACCTCTTGGTAACAAATTCAACTCCATCGCTTCTGCTTCTAACTTGTCTCTAATTATTGGTGAGACAAATTTGCGAACATCCTCTGGTTCGATCTTGTGTCTATCACAAACCAGTAGGATGGCTTCCATGTAACCAATAGATTTTTCAATGACTGTCTTTTCTATTAGTTTCGAGAATTTTGATTTAGATAAAAACTGCTCTTCTATTTCTGACATCTAGTCTCCTTGTTTCATCTTTTGTGTTATGACCATACCGTATCGATCAGTACTCCATAACTCTTGGTGCCTAACTCGTGCTTCTTCGTAAGTCAGGCCTGGGTTTTCAAGTACGTAACCATCATCCCCAAAAACTTCTGCAACAACTTTCCACATTATGCGAACTCCTCTTGTCCAGTGTAAACTGTTCCTATATCATTATAGAAAACTCCATGGGTTCTCTTAACCATCCCTTCACTATCGTATGCAGGTGCAACACATCTCCATTTGATTTTGTGTTCTCCCATCTCACCATAGAAATCATCGACATAGAGACCACTTCGTAAGTAGGTGTCTAAGTTTCGAATGTATGCTTGGTGATTTGCAACACGTGCTTCTGCACCTTTCTCTTTCCTTCGTAGTCCTTGACGTGCAGAGGATAGTAACTCTTTCTGAGTCTTGATCCAACCTTGTACTTTTCGAAAGTAAAACGGATCGTCTTCACCTCGTGCGAGTACGGCAGGATCTATGTTTTTATACTTAGGTGGATTTTCTCTCAACCTTTTCTCACGTGCCTTGGCAAGTCTCTCAACTGCCGCAGCCTTTTGTTCTGGTGTCATTTTACGTTTTGCCATAAATGTAATTCCTCTCTAATCACATAACCAAGAAAGTTGTCTGTCAACTTCCTCTTCGAATTTTGCCTTTCGTTCTATCCACTTTTTCTGGATATGTTCAAAGGCAGCGTAGTACATCTGTGTACCTTCAAGACCATCTAGTTGTTCTAGGTCTTCTACAATTTCAATTACGTCCATTACGAATCTCCTCTCAAGATAAGCTTACCACATTTTAAAACAAATGTCAAGCGGTACATACGTACCCCTTGTTCCATTTACCGACATTGATGTCGTTATACCAAGCAATGTCGAAGTAATCAGTCATGATATCTGACTTGTTATACCAACCAGTATCTTGACCTGACATTGCAGCAATCAACTCTGAAAAGAAGTTTGCAATTTTGGTTTCACCAATTTTGTTCATCCACTCTTCAACCCAGTAGACATTGACTTGCATATTGTCACCTACGTCATGAGCAGGTACGTCTCGCATTTCTGCATATTCGTCATTGTGCTTCTGAAAAGCAGTCATGAAGTCTAACTCACCAGACGCGATATTGACAACTAAACTAGAATGGTGTCGAACTGCGATAGAACCTTTCACACCATACTTTTTAAGAACCTCTTTGATTCCTACTGATAATTCTTTTTTCTTAACTTGAGACATATATGCCATTTGTAAAATCCTCTCTTATTACAAATACAGTATGACATAGTTTGATTCGGATGTCAAGCCCAAAATGCACTTTTTTTAATTTTTTTTTAAATTAAATTTTATACCGCAAATGACTCTCCGCATCCACAAGATGCAGTAGCGTTTGGATTTACCACTTTTAAATAAGATCCACCAAGTTCCTCGACATAATCTATAGTGCATCCGAATACAAACATTTCTGCCATCGGATCTAACCAGAGATTTTCTACTGTGGGCTTTGCGTCTGTCACTCCCCATTCATATTGGAAACCAGAACAACCACCACCTTTTACAGTTAGTGATACGTTTGGATCACCTACCTTAGATAGATAATCCTTTGCTCTTTCTGTGACATTTATCATACTTCTATTTATATCATTTTTTGAAGTAGTAATATGCATCATCCATTCTTGTACCTTTAAGATCTTTTAAGGCATTATCCAATACAATATCTTCTAGATCTTTGTACTCCATTTCGGTAGGTATCTTATCTCCAATAGGATCGTTCGCAATACCTCTTGCCAACTCCTGCACCTGTTCTAGTAAATGTTTACATGCATCGTGATCATAATCCTCACGTGCTAGACTCGAATATTGATTTCTTACTCGGTGCGCCTTAACTGCAAGATCCTTCATTGCATTAATTCTTTCAATTAGTTGTTCAATAGAATGGTTCATCTTCTCATACGTGCGATTGCTTTCGCATCCCTGTCATTGGTTACTGGTACTGCATTACTTTTGTGCATTGTTGCAATACCCTTGATTAGAGTACCAGTATATTTCTGTGCCTCTCTCTTAGATCCATTACTACAAATAACATCACTGGTCGGTACAGTCTCTCTACACTTGTACTCTGGAATATCGGATCTCCACTTAGACTTCTTACCAGTCACTCCCATCTTTTTTAGAAATGCCTCGTGTTCGTCTTGTGCTTTCTTCCATCCTGCTTTTCTTTTTAATTTAGATTTTCCGTGGACTTGAACTCCACGTATCATGTGCATACTCATAGTTGATCAACTTTTTTCTGAAACACTTCGTATGCTTCGTTGACATCTGCATATGCATCACTACTCAGACCTTTCAGATGTGTAGGATTTATCACATATCCATCATCATGTTTTCCCCACGTCCACCAAGTTTTGTTGAACCCCTCATCGTCTGGAATCAATTCTTTTAACAAAACGTATCCGTTGTGATGATAAAAACCGTCATACTCTAGAATACTTTCTTTATCAGAATCTGTGTGGAAGTTTATGTTCAACCCCAACCAAGCACCTGTCATTTTCTATCACCTCTCTTAACTTCTTTTAACTTTTGCACTTCTATTCTCAACAGTGCAACCTCTGTTTGGAGTTGAGCGATTTTATCACTCAGCTCCATAACATCAACTGATAATCGATTAGTCCGTTCAATCCCACTCATTATCGTACCTCGTTGTTTGTCGATAAACATCACCGTAATGTTCTTCTGCATATTTAGACGCATCAGTCCAGTGGTTGATATTTTCTTGATTATAAAATGATTCGACCGATTTGTCAAGCGATTTCGTCTCGGTTTTTCGGACACGTTGATTTCGTTTCAACTTCTTTGTAAACTTCTGAGCATGTTCTCGAATAACTGCCATACGTTCTGATTGTGTCATATCTTTTTCAATATTCATGAATAATTCTCCGTTCTATCATGTACTGGTAAAATTCCTGCGGTCATACCGTCTGACCTAAATCGACTGTCACTGGTTCCTGCAAAGTTACCACCTGCCATGAACCAACCTTTTACTCGTTCCCAACATTCATCAATCTCGTTCCAGACTGCAGGAACTAATTTTGGATATGGTCTACCCATTGGTCTGTCATCAACTAACAGAACTGGTGGAATGTCTGGTCGAGGTTCGAAAGGCCCCGAAACGTTGACCACGTTCAACTGAGTGAACATACTAGTGATACCACCGTTTGTACAATCGGTATCACCAAACTCTGCATTACGATAAACTGAAATATTTAAACCCATTACGAAACTCCTTTAGGACTAGGGAAAATCAAACCAAAATCTTTGATCATGATGTCTCTGACATGTTCACGATCCATACTATCTCCAGAGAAACCTA